TGTGCCTTCTGGCACTACTGGCCAACGCGGCACGTCCACTGACGGTAACCTTCGATACAACGTGTCGACTGGCACGTTTGAGGGATACGCCAACGGCGCGTGGGGGGCTATCGTAGCTGGAAGCGGCGTTACGTCAGTTGCGACCGGCACAGGCCTGACGGGCGGTCCGATTACAACCACCGGCACAATCTCTCTTGATAACACTGCGGTGACACCAGGCGCATACACTGCTGCCAACATCACAGTTGATGCTCAAGGAAGGATCACGCTGGCAGCAAACGGCGCTTCCGGGGGTGTGACGACATTTGACGCAGGAACCACTGGGTTTACTCCGAGCACGGCGACATCGGGTGCAGTAACCCTGGCGGGGACGTTGGCGGTTGCCAACGGCGGCACTAATGCCACTGCCACGCCAATTGCGGGGGCGGTCCCTTACGGCACGGGAACTGCCTACGCCTTCACGGCTGCGGGCACGCTTGGACAAATCCTCACATCCAACGGCGCCAGCGCGCCTACATGGGGCGCTGCTGGCGTTACAAGCGTTGCATCAACCTTCACGGGCGGCATTGTCGGCGTCGCTGGCTCGCCGATTACGTCTACAGGCACACTGGCCTACACCGTGGCGGGCACTTCGGGCGGCATTCCTTACTTCAGCTCGGGCACCACGTGGGCGACCTCTGCGGCCTTGACGCAGTATGGCGTTGTTTATGGCGGTGGTGCAGGCGCCTCACCTGTTGCAACGGCCGCCGGAACGGCTGGGTATGCGTTGATTGCCAACTCTGCCGCTGCGCCTACCTTCCAGCAAGTCAGCCTGTCTGCGGGCGTTACGGGCACGTTGCCGGTGCTCAACGGCGGCACTGGAGCGGTAAACGCCACTGACGCTAGGACAAACCTTGTCGCAGCCAAGTCAGGCACGAATAGCGACATCACAGAGCTGTATGCGTTGAACGGGACAGCGGGTGGCGTTGCCTACCAAAATGTGTCTAATCAATTGATTATGGGGTCGGCGCTGACATTTGATGGCACAGTGTTGCAGGTCCCTGGCGGGATATCTGGGGGCACGTTCTGATGATGGATGAGCTGATTGTTCGCATCTTCAAGGCCCGTGATCAGGCGCACATGCGGCACTGGGCGACTGATTCATATTCTGAACACAAGGCGCTTGGCCACTACTATGAGGGGGTCATAGACAAGTTGGACAAGATCGTGGAAGCCTACCAGGGCGGCTTTGGGCTGGTAGAAAACTTGCCAGATGAGAACAAGAACTCTACAGAATTAGTCAAGGACGAGATGCTTTGGCTGGTTGCGAACAGAGCCGAGATTGCAAAGGATGTTCCTGCGTTGGAAAACCTGATTGACGATCTTACTGCTCTCCACATGAAAACCCTCTATAAACTCGAAAACCTGAGGTAGGACGATGGCACAGTCGGGATACACACCGATCCAGCTTTACCGCACGACGACTGCCGCAGCGGTTCCGTTGACCGCCAATCTTGCGCCGGGTGAGCTTGCGATCAACATCGCCAATGGCGACATGGCGTTGTTTGCTGAGAACGCCAGTGGGACCGTCACGCGCCTGATTAACAACCCAGCGGGGTTGTTGTATCCAACGGCTGACGGAACCGCGGGTCAGATCGTTAAAACTGACGGCGCTGGGGTTCTATCTTTTGTAGCTGCGGCTGCTGCCGCTCCCGCAGGTGCGCAGATCTACACCGCGCTTAATTTTGGAGGATTTTGACCATGCCCGTCACCGCAACACCGATCTTTGCTCAAACCCCGTACGCAAAAACACTGACGCTTGCCGCGCAGACGGCCTGCACTACTCGCGCCCCAACGGCTACAGCATCGCTTGCTGGGGCGAACATCACAGCCTTTGTTCCGGTTTCGACCAACGGGCTGAGGATTGACTCCATTCAGGTGAATGCCGTTGGTACGGGCATTAGCACCGCAAACGCAGCCAACCTGGTTGATATCTGGATGTGGGACGGCACGACCGCTTTCATGATTTTGGAGATCGCTGTCACAGCAGTGACGCCAAGCACAACGTCGGCGTCGTTCACCACAACCTACACGTTCCCGGCACCGCTGGTGCTGCCTGCTGCATTTGCTTTGTATGCCAGCACAACGGTCACCACGACAGCGGCTGGCACTGCGTTGCAGGTCACAGCGTTTGGTGGAGCCTACTAAAATGCCAACGGTCCCCTCCGCGTTTGGTTACAATACGGTTATGCAACCGATTATTTCGGGGATGACCGTTACTGATGGCTACACGGAAGAGACCGTAACGGCCAACACCAGCACGGCCTACACGATTTCTCTTTTGAACGGCACGCTGCAGATCCTGACGCTGACGGGCAACTGCACGTTTACGTTTCCAACGGCTACGGCTGGGAAATCGTTCACGCTGTTTTTGAAGCAGGACGCTACAGGTAGCAGGACTGCGACATGGCCTGCGTCTGTGAAGTGGCCGTCTTCCACGGCGCCGACAATTACGGCTACCGCCAGCAAGGGGGACAAGTATGTCTTTACGGCGGATGGGACGTATTGGTGGGGGTCAAACGCGGGTCAGGTGTATCTCTGATGTTTAGCTCAGCCGCAGCCCAGGTTTCTGCCGCCTTGCCCGCCCGCGCTATTGCTGTTGCTCACAATACGACGCCTTTTGTATCGGTCTATTCTTGGTCCAGTTCTGGTTTTGGAGCCAAGTATAGCAATCCTGCTACCCTACCTACTAGCAACGGAAATGACGTAGCGTTTAGTCCTAACAGTTCTGCTATTGCTGTTGCTACCGACCTTACACCTTTTGTATCAGCTTACCCTTGGTCAGGTTTAGGTTTTGGAACAAAATATAGCAACCCTGCCACCCTTCCTACTGGTGTAGGAGAGGGCGTAACGTTTTCTCCCACAGGAACTGAAATTTTAATCACCCACAGAATAACTCCTTTTGTTACTGCTTACCCTTGGTCAAGTGCGGGTTTTGGAACTAAATTTACTAACCCCGGAACACTGCCAACAAACTCAATATTTGGCGCTAGTTTTAGACCAAATGGCACGGCTGTTGTTCTTGGGAACGGTGGTACCCCTTACATCTCAGCTTACGCATGGTCGTCAAGCGGGTTTGGCACTCAATTTAGCAACCCTAGCACTCTCCCGCCGGAGAGTGGAAGCGGACCTTCGTTTTCTCCGGCGGGAAATGCTGTGGCTCTAGCTAATGGTGATCCTGTAAATTTTATTTACGTTACTGCATATAGCTGGTCAGATTCTGGCTTTGGAACTAAATTTGCTGACCCAGCTACGCTCCCAACGGGGCAAGGGAGTTGGGCGGCTTTTTCCCCCACTGGAAAAGAATTAGCAATTGCTCACGGCACTTCTCCTTATGTATCAGCCTACCCCTGGTCCAGTTCCGGCTTTGGAACCAAATACGCTAATCCTGCTACCCTACCTACTGGCACGGGAATTGGCGTTGCATTTAGTGCTGACAATTCTGCTATTGCTGTTGCTCACAGCACTACGCCTTTTGTATCGGCCTATCCATGGTCAAGCTCAGGTTTTGGAACAAAATACAGCAATCCTGCCACTCTTCCTACTAGCACTGGATCTGGCGTTGCGTTCACCTCGGGCGGCGGCTATCCCATTCAGCAGATTGCTGTTGCTCACGCCACTTCTCCTTATGTATCAGCCTACCCCTGGTCTAGTTCAGGCTTTGGAACCAAGTATAGCAATCCTGCAACCCTTCCTACTGGCCCCGGAAACGGCGTAGCGTTCAGCCCTAACGGCTCTGCTGTTGCTGTTGCTCACGGTATTGGACCTTATGTATCAGTTTACCCCTGGTCAGGTTCAGGCTTTGGAGCCAAATACAGCAATCCTGCCACGACTCCTGCCAACCAAGGGAATAGCGTAGCATTTAGCCCTAGCGGCTCTGATGTTGCTGTTGCTCACGACAACTCACCTTATGTATCAGCTTACCCTTGGTCCAGTTCTGGCTTTGGAACAAAGTATAGCGATCCTGCCACTCTTCCTGCCGGCACTGGATTCAGCGTTGCATTTAGTACTGACAGCTCTGCCATTGCTGTCGCTCACGGCACATCTCCATTCATAACAGCTTATCCATGGTCAGGTTCAGGCTTTGGAACTAAATATAGCAATCCCGCAACCCTACCTGCTGCCCAAGGAAGTGGCGTAGCGTTCAGCCCTGACGGCTCTGCAATTGCTGTCGCTCACGACGCATCTCCAAACATATCAGCATATCCATGGTCAGGTTCAGGGTTTGGCACTAAGTACGCCAATCCCGCAACCCTACCCGTTAGCAATGGATTCAGCGTTGCATTCAGCCCCAACGGCTCTGCCATCGCTGTCGCTCACGGCGGATCTCCAAACATATCAGCTTATCCATGGTCAGGTTCTGGATTTGGAACAAAGTATAGCGATCCCGCAACCCTACCTGCTAGCACTGGAGTTGGCGTTGCATTTAGTTTTGACAGCTCTGCCATTGCTGTTGCTCACAACGCATCTCCATACATAACAGCCTATCCATGGTCAGGTTCAGGCTTTGGAACCAAATATAGCAACCCTGCCACCCTACCTACTGGCAACGGAATGGGCGTAACGTTCAACACAATTAACTAGGAAATAACAATGACTGAGGCGGAACCCCCCAAGACTCGCGAAGAAATCCTACAGACCAACCTTGACGCCCGAAAGCAAGAGGTGATGCACTACCAGATTAACATCGACAATTACACGCTAGCTCTGGCAAACATTGCCGCCATGGCTGCTGATGAGCGTTCAGAACTGCTTGGCTTTGCTGATCAGCTAACGGGACTGCTTGCATCCGAGCGGATGGAGCAGAAGAAGGCGAAGGTGATGCTGGAAGTCCTGCGCCAGCAACTAGGAGACTGAGATGCTCTACGTTAACGCCATCAACAACCAGATCATCGCGTATCCCTACACGCAGACCGATCTGATCCGAGATAACCCCTCGACCAGCTTTCCTTCTGGCGGCATCTCGCTTGCTAGCTTGGCTGAGTGGAACGTGTTCCCGGTGCACTTTGCGGATCAGCCGGCGGTTGACGCCTTGGCGCAGCGAGTGGTTGAGCTTGCCCCGATGTATGATGGGCAAGCATGGATCCAGCAGTGGGCTGTTGAGGCTTTGTCTCAGGATGAGATCAACGCCAACGCGGCGCAGCAGGCTGCCGCTGTTCGTGCGGATCGTAACGCACGCCTTGCTGCAACGGACTGGACGCAGATCGCAGACAGCACGGCGGACAAGCCCACATGGGCTACCTACCGTCAGGCGTTGCGTGATGTGCCATCGCAGGTTGGGTTCCCGCAGAGCGTGACCTGGCCGCAAGAACCGTAAGGGTTTAGACCATGAACCGCATCATCGCACTTGCATCGCTCCTTGCTATCGGGTCAACGGCGGCGATTGCTGGCCCAGATCTACAAATATGCCACGGTGAATACGCGCTCTGCGCGGCGTCCAGCACAGACGCAACCGGCAGGAGCATCGTGGTCAACGGCATTACGTTCCGCGAGGGCGTGTCGGTTTGCCCGGTTCTTCATGGACCAGCCATTGCGGACATGAACCTGATGAACGGATCGTGCAAAGCTCCGCAGGGCAAGGTCTGGAGCTTGTTCTCCAACGTCAAGAACTTCCCCCAGGCGCCGACTTGGGCTGTAATGCCTGAGGTAGTTCGCACGTTCACAACAACGCCCACCCCTGGCGGCGGCATGTCGAACATGTGGAGTTTCCCGTGCGTCAAGCGTGAGCACCTTGTTAATGGCGTCCAGCTTGCTGATTGCTATGGTCCGCTAAACGAGTCCCCGTGGACCTCCACATCCGTGCCGTTTGGGAGTGTCGTTGGCACTGCTGCTGCCGTTGGGGCAAGCAATCCCGTCGGCGGCAACATCCCGTAGCAGCCATGGTGGATTATAAAGCGATGACCGACGCCGAGATGACCGCGATGGTGGAAAAAGCTGCCGAAGAAGGGGCTAAGCGAGCGTTGCGATCTATTGGATTGCAGGACGAAACCGCAATGTCGGACGTTCGAGATCTGCGATCGCTGCTTGACGCTTGGCGGTTGGCAAAGAAGACCGTGCTCACCACGATCGTCAAGGCGCTTGTGGTGGCGTTCCTTGCAGCAATCGGCACAGGCGTTGCGATTCTGAGTTGGCCTGGAAAGTAAAATGGAACACTCATTCTAGCAATTGCTTGCTGCATATAGTCTCTCCCTGCAAATGAACAGCGGGATGGCGGGACTGTAGGGCCAGCAATTCAATAGCTAGTTTCAG